CTGCTGACAGTCCATGCGCATGAACGTCTTATTCTGTATCAATTTTTTGCGAATATCAAGCTGTAATATATGGAAGCAGTTCACGATGAAATTCGTATCAGATACGATTTTGAAAGGGGTTTTGAATCATGGGCATTTTTTCTTTCCTGAAGAAGAAAGAAGCGGCAAAGCCGCAGCGTTCGGCGGAACCTGCGCTGAAGAAGCGCGAAACAGTCAATGTTCCGGGGCGAATCGGGAATGCAAATTGCAAGTACAAGTATGACGGCGTTGGAATCTCGCTCATTCACGGCGTCAACCTTAATAGCATTTTCGCGCAGCACGCAACATTCGATAGTTCATATAGCCCGGTTGCCGTTCTTGTCAACGGTCAAGCAATCGGAAGTCTGAACAATGACAAATTGTCTGAAATGGTCTATGACTGGAACAGACGCGGCGAACCTGTTTTTGCCGTCATTACGCATATTGACGACGAACGGAATGAAGCTGCGCTTGATTTGTTCTTTTATAGGGATGAATTGAAATATTTGCTGCGCAGGTTTCCTGATGCCAAAGCGTACAGGCTGACGGGTAACAGACGCGGCGAAATGCAGGATAATATTTCTCAGTGTGAACGCGGCGAAGAATGTTCCGTCGAATATGACTTCGATAAAGAAAAGTACGTCGTTTCTTCTACTTTGGAAATCGGCTACTTGCCCGCTGCCGCTGCTAAGATTGTCGAAGCGCAAGGCGAAGAAAATGTTTCTGTCTATATCGCAGGAATCAATTCAGACGATGAAGGAATTGATTTTGCGGATGTGTATATTTTCCCAAAAAAGGGTGATTGATTATGTCAATGAACGCTGTCATCTATGCCCGCTATTCAAGTCACAACCAAACCGAACAGTCGATTGAAGGGCAACTGCGCGATTGCTATGACTATGCGAAGCGCAACGACCTGACTGTAATTGGCGAATACATCGACCGCGCCATTTCTGGCAAGACGGACGACAGACCAGACTTTCAGCGCATGATCGAAGACGCGCCAAAGCGTCAGTTTGAACGTGTGCTTGTCTGGAAGTTCGACCGTTTTGCCCGAAACATGTTTGACAGCGTCACCTATAAGCATGAACTGAAAAAGCACGGCGTGAAGGTCATTTCGGCAATGGAGAACATCGGCGAAGGCGACGAAAGTGTTCTTCTTGAAGCTATGCTTGAAGCGTCTGCTGAATATTACTCGCTCGACCTGAAGAAGAAGATCGCGCGCGGAATGCGCGAAAGCGCCCTGAAGGGCAAGTTCGTCGGCGGCGCTGTGCCGTGGTGGTGCAGCGTCAACGCGGAACACAAGTTGATCGTCATCGACGAACGCGCTGCCATCGTCAAAGAAGCCTTCGCACGTTATGACAGCGGCGAAGGCTCAAAGTCCATCGTTGACGATTTTGCAAAGCGCGGCTTGCGCAGCAATCGTGGAATGCCCGTCACGTTAAGCTGGCTTCTGTCCATTCTGAAGAACCGCAAGACAATCGGCGAATACACTTATAACGGCATTGAAATTCCGGGCGGGCTTCCTGCCGTCGTAGATAAACCGCTGTTCGACCGTGTGCAGGAGCGCATCGCCCGCAAGCGGCGCACAGGTGGCGGCGAAGCCACGTCAAAGACGGAATACCTGCTGCAAGGCAAGCTGTTTTGCGGTCTGTGCGGAAGCCCAATAACGGCTGAATGCGGGCAGAATCGCAAAGGCGTCGTTTATAATTATTACGCCTGTTCCCTGAAAAAGAAAAAGCACCAATGCAAGAAAGCAAACGAAAGGAAAGACTTTCTTGAATGGTACGTCGTCGAGCAAACGCTTGACTATGTGCTGACACCTGACAGAACGGACTATATCGCAGAAGCCATCGTTGCCGAATATGAACGGCAATTCGACAAGTCGGGCATTAAAGCCCTTGAACAGAAGATCGCCTTGACTGAAGGCGAAATTCAGAAGACGATGGATTTGTGTATTCAGGCGACAACCGACGCAATGCGCAAGCGTTTTATGAAACGCTGCGAAGAACTTGACGCGAAAAAGGCTGACATGGAAATAGACCTTTCCAAGCTGCGCGTCGCCGCGTCCATCACCTACACGAAGGAAGAAGTGCGTGCGTGGCTGCGCCAATTCTGCGCGGGTGATTCCTTTAACCCTGCTTTCCGCCGTCGTATCATCGACGTGTTCATCAATACCGTGTATCTGTACGACGATAAGCTGATTATTTATTACAACCTCCGTGATAGCCGTCAAGTGTCCTATATTGAAGCCATCGGCGCAAGCAGCGAAATTGAAAACCTTCGACCTGTTCCGGACAATAAAAAAACAGCGGTCGAATGTTCGACCGCTGATAAAAATGGTGGAGCATAGCGGATTCGAACCGCTGACCCCAACACTGCCAGTGTTGTGCGCTACCAGCTGCGCTAATGCCCCGCAACACAAAATAGTATAGCACGGTGCGGATGGGTTGTCAAGGGGGAAATGAAAATTTTTCACGAAATGGACGCAGAATGATGCTTCCGCAGCGCAAGCCGATGCGCTGAATGGTTGCGCGCGGTACAAAATTGTGCTATGATGGAAGCGAAATTCACAGGAGGAATGATGAACGCATGAAAATCAGCAAGAAAGACGCGCTAATGTGGTTTCGTTTCTTCGCGGAACTGCCGGAAGATGAGCCGCTGATGCCGCATCAGCAGGAGTTGGCTTGGGCCGTCATCAGCCAGATTGAAACCGCGGTGGACGCGCGCCACAAGGAACTGATGGCGCAGATTCCCGATTTGCACACGCTCGGCGGGCGGACGTACTTCGTCGGCGACCCGGCGAAATTTTCCAAGGGATGCACGTCCTGCCTGACCGGCACGGGACTGAGCGCCATCCGCCGGACGAACAAGTGCAACATCCGCTGCCCGTTCTGCTACAATTACGGCGAGTTGGATTGCCAAGAGACCATCGGCGAAGGGTTGTGGGAAATCGGTGGGACGTACTTCCGCGTGGAGGATATCGACCTGCTGCTCAGCACGTCGAACCGACCGACCGGCGTCAGCTACGTCTATCTGGAGCCGTTCATGGAAATCGAACTGTATCCCGATATCATCCGCAAGTTCCGCGCCGCCGGGATTCATCAGCACATGTACACCAACGGCACGCTCTGCACGGAGGAAAATCTGCGTGCGCTGGGTGAGGCCGGGCTGGACGAACTGCGCTTCAACCTCGGCGCAACGTCTTGCGCCGACAACGTCATCCAGAGCATCGCTACGGCGAAGAAGTATATCCCCACCGTCGCGATTGAAACACCCATGACGCCCGATTTTTACGAGCATTTCCAGCAGAAAAAGGATGCAATTCTGGCCACTGGTCTTGATTTTATCAACTGCGCCGAGCTGCACCTGAACCCCAACAATCTGCCGAACTACATCGGCACGCCCATGTACATGACGCGCCGCGGCTATGTATCACCGATTTGGAGCCGGGAGATAACGTTCCGGCTGATGCGCCAATGCGCCGTGGAACATTGGGGGATTGTCGTGCATGACTGCTCGAACCACACCAAATTCGCGCGCGATTTGAACCTGCGGGCGAAGGAAGGCGGCTGGTTCGGTGCAAGCAGCTACCACAGCGAGTTTGACCAGATTCCATTCGAGGCTTTTTTGCCGACACTGGAGGATTCAGATTTCCGGTTTCTGGAGGAAGAGCCCTTGCCCAAGGGCTATCGGCCGGGGGATATTGTCCTGTAAGGCGGCGTGCTCAAGCCGACGGACAAAATCCATTCTATTGATAATGCGCTAAATCCGCCTGGGCAGTAGGCTTCCCGGAGTTTTCTGCCGAAAACAGCGAAAAATTTCCGTCAAACGCAAAAAAGTGCTTGACAAACGCCCTTGCTGATGATATAATTTGTATCTGTCAGCAAGGGTGTTTCCTACGCTGGCAGTCTGGAAGGAAAGAATCAGGCTTCTGATTTTGCGGCTCTGCGCCTGTAGCTCAGTTGGATAGAGCAACGGCCTTCTAAGCCGTGGGTCGGGGGTTCGAGACCCTCCAGGCGCGCATATGGAGGATATAGTTCAGTTGGTAGAGCGCCAGATTGTGGCTCTGGATGTCGTGGGTTCGAGTCCCACTATTCTCCCTTTCTTCCCTACTCAAGGTTGCTGCGGATGCGGCGAAAGCCTGCTGCGATGGGGTGTAGCCAAGTGGTAAGGCACGGGACTTTGACTCCCGCATTCGCAGGTTCGAGCCCTGCCACCCCAGCTTTTTGACCCATTAGCTCAGTTGGCAGAGCACTTGACTTTTAATCAAGGTGTCTGGAGTTCGAATCTCCAATGGGTCATTCCCATCTGCCTTCTGATTTCGCCTCTCGTGCGGGCGTGGCGGAATGGCAGACGCGCCAGACTTAGGATCTGGTGCCTATGGCGTAAGAGTTCGAGTCTCTTCGCCCGCACAAATTTCCTTCGCACCATGCAGTCGCGTGGTTATGCGGTAGTAGCTCAGTTGGTAGAGCGCCACCTTGCCAAGGTGGAGGTCGCGAGTCCGAGCCTCGTCTACCGCTCCACATGCGGGTGTAGCTCAATGGTAGAGCTCCAGCCTTCCAAGCTGGTCACGTGGGTTCGATTCCCATCACCCGCTCCAGCACAGAGGGTGCTCTTCATGGGTTCACCTCAAGAAACCGTCTGAAAGGGCGGTTTTTTTGTTTTATCTGCCTTGCCTGCTTATTTGGAAGCATCGCCATAGCCAGTGTGCATAGCACATTATACGGATGATATTTCTATTACAGAGGGTTTTGCCTCTGCGGAGACGACCCAAAGGCTTTCCGTTCGCCCTTGGGGAATCCTCGGTGCCTTTCGTCCTCCCAAACACCTGCCCAATTGCAGCTTGATTTCCTCTGAAACAGCAAAAAAGCCCCGTCGGCACTCCGATTGCTCGGAAACACCGACGGGGTTTTTCGTGTGCTATTGCACCGCTGATTGATTGCTCCCGGAGGAGCCGTCAATTAATAGCGGGAAGCGCGCTGAGCGTCGAAGCACTCACGGCAGAGCACGGGACGGTCGCCACGGGGCTGGAAGGGCACCTGGGTGGCCTTGCCGCAGTTCGCGCACACCACGTCATACATCTGACGGGGAGCGGAAGAACCGTTGCCGTTCTGGGCGCGACGAGCCGCGCGGCACTTCGGGCAGCGAGAGGGCTTGTTCATGAAGCCCTTCTCGGCGAAGAAAGCCTGCTCGGACGCGGAGAACACGAATTCCTGGCCGCAGTCGCGGCAGACAAGCGTTTCATCTTCGTACATGGTTGGGAAACCTCCTTCAAATTGTCACCCATACCGTTGCCTTGAGGTCATCTGCTTCCATGGTTTTGCTCCAGTTTCCCGGCGCAGGTCATGTGACAACCAAAGGGAGATTAGAACCTTGGATTCCTGGTTGGGCTGCAGGGAATATTATAACACGGTTTGCGGAAAATGTACAGACCTTCTGGAAAATTATTTTCGTCTCATTTTTGAGGGGAATCATGGTCGAAAAAAGATTCTTGTAGTGTCCATTATTTCGTGTAATCTGCACCAAAAGAATCATAATATTGCTTATCGTCTCTTCTTCGATTTTCCTTCATCCATTATAATAGATAAAACCCGAACAATTGGGGCAATAAGAAAGAAGGAATATGAACATGACCGTAAATTATCAGGATTTGGGGCTTCGAGTGCGCGATGCCCGCAAAGCGAAGCATCTAACGCAGGAGCAGCTGGCGGAGAAGGTCGGCATTTCCTCGTCTTTCATGGGGCACATCGAGCGCGGCACGCGCATTGCCAGCATTGATACGCTGGTTTCCGTCTGCAACGTGCTGTCAGTGTCGCCATGTCTGCTGCTGGGCGCGAGCTTGTCCGAGAACGCGGTGGACTTCCCCTATACCAACGATAACCGCGAGCGTTCGTTCATGCTGGACTTCGTAAGTTTGGCGCAGCGCACGGTCCGCCGCTGGGATGAGACGGAAAGTACGCCGGAGGAAGCGCCGAAAACGGAAGAATAATCGCTGAAATCAAAAAGGATGTCAGGATGATTTCGCTCCTTGACATCCTTTTGTTATGCCGTCTTGTTTTCCGTCAGGTTCCGCAGCAGACCCTCGCAGCCGCGCAGAATGTCACGGTACGCCCGGTCAAAGTCATCCGTATACCACGGATCTTCAATGTCGCCCTGCCGCTCGGCAAAGTCCAGCAGCAGATGCAGCTTTGCCTGCTGCTCCTTCGGGCACAGGGCACGCAGCTTCTTCAAGTGCCCCCACTCCATGCCGATAATCAGATCCGCCGTTTCAAAATCCTCCGGCGTAATCTGCCGCGCACGATGCTCCGTGCAGGGCACCCCGTGCTTGACCAGAATTCGGCGCGCGGGCGGATAAATCCCATTGCCAATTTCCTCGCTGCTCAGTGCGGCGGAATCCACTTCAAACTCGCCAGACACATGCCGCTGCTGTGCCAAGTACCGGAACACCATTGCTGCCATAGGGCTGCGGCAAATATTGCCGTGACACACAAATAGGATTTTCACCCGCATTCGCCTCCCTGCTATCAGTATAGCACACTTGTGCAGGAAATTCAACTATTATTTCCCAGTCTTCGCTTGTGATTCTGTGAATTGTTTGTAAAATTCGCAGAGCAATCACCACACGGGCGGTGTCCAGAGGGTGATTTCGCCTGCCGCAAGCGTTTTCGGCACGTCAATCAGGCGCTGATTGCTGCTGCCTCGGTAGAGCAGCGACAGCGACTTCTGCTCCTGCACGAAGCGTCCATCCACCAGCACGTCGATGCCGTGCAGCAGTGCCATGCGCGCCGGGTCGTTCTCCTTCAGCAGCGCATCAAGCGTGAAGCCCGTGTAGCACCAAACGTTAAGGTGCTTTGCGTGCGCCGCGTCCACAATTGTGCGGCAGGCTTCGGGCTGGCACATGGGTTCGCCGCCGGAGAGCGTCACGCCGTCCAGCAGCGGATTCTCGCCGATTTTGCGGATGATGCCGTCGGTGTCCATCAGCGTGCCGCCGGCGAAGTCATGCGACGCGGGATTATGGCAGCCGGGGCAGTGGTGCGGACACCCCTGCACGAACACGGTATAGCGGACGCCCGGCCCATCGACGATGCTGTCGTCTGCCAAACCAAAGATGCGGATTTCCATGGTAATTGACCCTCTTTCGCGGTGGATGAATGAATGACGGAAACGCCCTCCCCCGAAGGAGAAGGCGTTTTATGGGGAGGGACGCTGGGGCGTTGCCCCAGACCCTACCAGAGGCGCTGCCTCTGGACTCCGCAAGGGGCAATTGCCCCTTGACCCTTTTTGGGCTGCCCGGCTTGGTCGCACTACCAAACGCTCTGGATAAAGGGGGCGTTTATACTATTTCCAAATGAGAATGCGCCAAGATGCGCCGCGAATTTTTCGCTCTGGCTAACGGGAGTGGAATGCAGCGTAGCAGCGCTACGTTAAATGGAACGACCGGACGACAGAGCGGAAAAGGCGCAAGCAGATGGCGCAGGTGAATTTGGAAATAGTATTAGTCCACCTTGATGCGCTTGATGCGTTCCGTCACGCGGGTGGTTTCCCCACGGTGGCAGCACGGGCAAGTATCGTCGATAATGCCATTATAGCCGCACAGCGGGTCACGGTCAACCGGGTGGTTAATCGAACCGTAGCCGATGCCGATGTCGTGCATATAGCGCACAATCTTCTCGAACGCGTCGAGGTTCTTCAGCGGGTCGCCGTCCATCTCCACATAGGAGATATGGCCGCCGTTGGTCAGCGCATGATACGGCGCTTCCACGCTCAGCTTATGGAACGCCGTGCAGTGGTAGTAAACCGGCACATGGAAGGAGTTCGTGTAGTATTCGCGGTCGGTCACGCCGGGGATGATGCCGAAACGCTGCTTGTCGAGGCGAATGAAGCGGCCGGACAGGCCTTCCGCAGGCGTAGCAATGACGGAGTAGTTCAGCCCCGTCTCCGCGGACACCTTGTCGGTGTATTCGCGCATCGTGCGGATGATTTTCAGGCCCAGCTTCTGGCTTTCCTCGTCCTCGCCGTGATGCTTGCCGCGCAAGGCCACCAGCGCTTCCGCCAAGCCGATGAATCCGATGGTCATCGTGCCATGCTTGAGCACTTCGCCCACCTTGTCGTTCCAGCTCAGCTTCTCGGAGTCAATCCATACGCCCTCGCCCATCAGGAACGGGAAGTTCTTCACGCGCTTGTTGCTGATGATGCGGAAGCGTTCGTTCAGCTGGTCAATCACCAGTTCCATGCGCTCCTGCAGCACCTTGAAGAACACATCGACGTTGCCGTTCGCCTCAATGGCGATGCGCGGCAGGTTGATGGACGTGAAGGACAGATTGCCGCGGCGCGGGGCGATTTCGCGATCGGGGTCGTAGACATTGCCCATCACGCGGGTGCGGCAGCCCATGTAGGCGATTTCGGTCTCCGGATGGCCGGGCTTGTAGTACTGGAGGTTGAACGGCGCGTCCACGAAGGAGAAGTTCGGGAACAGGCGCTTTGCGCTCGTGCGGATGGCGAGGCGGTAGAGGTCGTAGTTCGTGTCGCCGGGGTTGAAGTTGACGCCTTCCTTGACGCGGAAAATCTGAATCGGGAAAATCGGCGTTTCGCCGCCGCCCAGACCTGCTTCCGTCGCCAGCAGCACATTCTTCATCACCAACCGGCCTTCAGGCGACACGTCCATGCCGTAGTTGATGGACGAGAACGGCACCTGCGCGCCCGCGCGGCTGTTCATGGTGTTCAGGTTGTGGATGAGCGCCTCCATTGCCTGATAGGTCGCCTTATCTGTCTCCTGCTCGGAGCGGCGCTGCGTGAAGTCGAGAATGCGGGCAATCATCTGCTCGTCCGCCACATACTTCGTCAGCAGTTCCGCCATGCGTGCGCGGTGGTCGGCGTTCTCTTCCAGCGTGGGTTCGAGGTTCTCCGCCTTGGTCTGCGCCACCAGTTCATTGGCGTGCGCGTCACACTCCGCGTCGTTCAGCAGCAACTCCAGCGCACGGGAGAGGTTCATGCGGTATCGCTTGATGAACGTCTTTTTCACGCCGGGCGCCATGCCGTAATCGAAGTCCACAATCGCCTGACCGCCGTGCTGATCGTTCTGGTTCGCCTGAATCGCAATGCACGCCAGCGCCGCGTAGGACGTGATGTCCTGCGGCTCACGCAAATAGCCGTGCCCCGTGGAGAAGCCGCCCTTGAACAGGCTCTTCAGTTCAATCTGACAGCACGTCGTCGTCAGCGTGTAGAAGTCCATGTCATGAATGTGGATATCGCCATCCATGTGCGCCTGACCAAATCGCGGATCCATGACGTACTTCTCGTAATACTGCTTTGCGCCTTCGCTGCCAAACTTGAGCATTGCGCCCATGGCAGTATCGCCATTGATGTTGGCGTTCTCGCGCTTGATGTCGGATTCGCTGGCATCTTTGAACACAATGTCCCCAAACGTGCGCATCAGGCGGGAGTTCATCTCGCGGACGCGGCTGCGCTCGGCACGATAGAGGATGTAGGACTTCGCCGTGCGGGTGAAGCCGTTGCGCATCAGCACCTGCTCCACCGTGTCCTGCACCTGCTCCACGCTGGGGATGGCGCTGATGTTCTCGTTGTTCTCCAGCAGGCGGACAACTTCCTCCGTCAGCTTGCGGCTCGTCTCATGCCCGCGCGCACTGCCCGATGCCTGAAAAGACGCGAAAATGGCCTGCTCAATCTTGTCCTGATCAAAAGGAACTTCGCGTCCGTCGCGTTTGCGAATCATATCAATGCCCATGGTCGGTGCCTCCATCATTCTCTATTCTATCCGTATTATTTCCCATTTGAGAACCAATTGATAACCAGCCGTTCATTCGGCATAAGTTGTGGATGTTTTCTCCTGCCCATGCTACATATAGTGTCTGCAAAGCAGGAACGAAAGCCATCATACACCACTGGAGCCGCTCTTGTCAATGCTGAATCTGGTCGAAATGGACAGCCGAAAACCGCCCGAAGCGCCGCAAGCCCGGTAAACAGAACAGCTTCCACTGGCGGCGAAAATCGGGCGAAAAAACGTTTTTTCTGCGTTCCCGAACTTTCCCCGCTTGATACGGCAGATTTGTCCGTATTATGCGCTTGTCTGCGGGGAGTGCGCATATGAATTTGAAAATCGGATTACTCCTCCAGCAGCAGCCGCTGACCCCGGAAGCAGCATAATCCCCTTGATGAGCCGAGACGCAATCGTCTGCATGATTTTTCCTCAGAGCAAGAATGTGAACAGCTGTTTTTCCACCGGCAGCGCCCGGAACTCAAACCAGTCCGGATGTTCCTTCACAATGCCTGCCCAGAGTGCCTCTTCCGTCTCCGGAATCGTCCCTGCCGCCAGCAATGCCCGTAATTGCTCCCCAATGGCGCTCATCAGCGACTTTATCTGCTTGTCCGGCACAACGACCATGGACAGGTCGAGGCGGTTTCTGACGCTTGCCAGCACGATTTTCTCGCCGCACAGCCGCTTCCACGGCAGCGCCATGCCGGTATAGAGCGGATAGCGCACACAGTCCGGCGCCATCCAGATATAGTGCGTGCTGGACAGCACCCGGTCGCGCGCCGCGCTGAGCATCGCCGCGCGGCTGAACAGCGGCGGTTTGCCCGTCGGCATCGGCAGAGCATAGCGCGGCTTGTATTCCAGCACGTTCGGGTGGAACTCCGCCACTTCGCGCAGCTTCAGCCCCTCGGCATAGCACAGCAGCGCCAAATCCTGCATTTGCGTCAGCTGGCGCAGCCAGTGCATCCCCTCTTCGTCCAGCGAGGCCGGGCAGACCGTCACGCACAGCGGCATCGGGTCGGTGCGCTTCCTGCGCCGCCGCTGCACCGCCGACTTGATGCGCATCAGCGGCGTCACCGCCAGCGTCATGTCGAGGCTGTTTGACTTCAAGCCTCGCTTCGCCGCCGCGGACAGCGTACCCGCCGCGAAATCAACGCCGTATTCTTCCTTCAGCTGCGCCAAGCCATCCTCCTGCGGGTCTATCCGCGCGGGCGGCACGGGCAAATCGTGCGTCAGGGTGATGACGGGCTGATTCAGCGTGCAGCACTGCCAGCCCTGCACCATCGCGCGCAGGAACGCTGTACCGCTCCCTTGCGCCATCGCCCGGATGAAGCCCGCGCGCGCAAAGAAGAAGTCCGGATGCAGAAATGCGCCCGGCATCGGGTGCGCCGCGAGCGTCAGGGGCATTCCGTGCGCAAAGCACAGCGTGCCGTCCGGGTCAATGCGCTCCGCCGCAACCGGACAGACCGCGCCAATCGGGTCATCCTGCGCCGGCAGATAGCCCGTCAGCACCGCCTGAGCGTTTTCCACCGGGCAGTCGTTCAGTGCGCGCAGGAGCTTCTTCTCCCAGTCGCGCTCAAACCGCATCGCCGGATGCGCCAGCAGCGCATAGCGTTCGCCGTGCCAGAGCGTTTCCATCGCAGCAAAAGTCATTTCCGGGCTGACAAGGTATTGCAGCGCCCCGAACGCCGCCATATTGCATTCTTCGGGGGATGTCGGGGCTTCCGGCAGCACCAGCGCGTACGACAGTGCGTTGCGGTGCAGGGCGTTCTCCCGCGCAGAGGTCAGCGCCTCGGTCGCTTCCGCCCAGTTCGCCGCCTGCATCAGTATCAGGATTCGCTCCATATCGTTCCTCCGTTATACTATTTTTAGATAAACATGTGCCAAGATGGCGCAGGTGGATCTGAAAATAGTATCATTTTCTCAGCGCCCGAATGCCCAGCGAGATGGCGTAGCACACCGCCGCGAACAGCACAATTGCCGCACCCGCCGTCGTATCCAGATAATACGCGCAAATCAGCCCCGCCACGCCGCACACCAGCGCAATCACCACGCTGTACACCGCGTGCTGACGGCTCGACCGCGCCAGATTGCGCCCCGCCGCCGCGGGCAGAATCAGCAGTGCGTTAATCAGCATCACGCCGACCCAGCGAATCGCCAGCATAACCGCGACCGCCACCAGTACCACGAACGCGCACTCCACCAGCCGATTATGGATGCCTCGGCTGCGCGCCAGGGACGGGCTGATGCCCGACAGCAGCAGCGAATTGTACATCACCGCCCACAGCGCAATGCCCGCCACAAGCGCAATCAACAGATAGAGCAGGTCGCTGTCCTGTACTGCCAGCACGTCGCCGACCAGCAGGGACGAATACTTCGCGAATCCACCGCCCATGGACAGCACCAGCACGCCCGCCGCCACTGACGTGGACGAAAAGACGCTGATGATTGTATCGGTGGATGCCGCCCCGGTCTGCTTGATTCGGCAAATCAGCAGCGCCCAGACGATGCCGAACACCAGCATCGCCAGCAGGTCACTTGACACGCCAAGCAGGATGCCCAGACCGATGCCCGTCAGCGCGCTGTGCCCCAGCGCGTCGGAGAAGAACGCCATCTGCTGGTTGACCGCCATCGTGCCGAGCAGCCCCAGCAGCGGCGTCAGCAGCAGAATCGCCAGAAGCGCATTGACCATGAAGTCAAATTGCATAAATTCAAAGGGCAGCAGGGTCTGCACGAAGCTGCGAATCGCGTCCATCACGCTTCCCCTCCCTTTCTCCCCTCG